TGGTGTAGCTGTCTGGCGCGGAAGTGTTAAGCTGAAGGTTGGTTGTACCGTCACCGATCCATAGCTTGTCATCTGTGAGGTTGACCCCTAGTTCACCAGCAGCAAGCGTTGGAACGGTAGCCGCAGTTGTACTCCGCTTGATCTGAATGGTATTCGCCATGTCTTAAAATGTTCCACCATCAATGCCAAGTGTATCAATCGTTGAAACAGTAGCAGCGTTGCCAGTTAATTCACCGACAAAAGTAGTACACGCCAACGAAACAGTATTTGAGTCAAACGTCAAAGCAGCATTGGTTTTTGCTCCCACCGCTCCTGTAGCATCCGTGACAAATGTTGGAAAACAAGTTGTGTCGGTTGCCTCGTTGGCAGCCGTAATATTGGTTGCGGTAGCCGCAGTACCCGATATGTCACCAGTAACAGCACCAGTAATGTCACCAGTAATATCACCTGTGATGCTACCTCCAACATCTCCCGTTACATCACCCGCAACAGCCCCCGTTACATCACCCGCAACATCGCCTGAAACATCACCCGAAACATCGCCTGAAACAGCACCTCCAACAGCACCTGTTACAGCACCTGTTACAGCACCTGCGACATCACCCGCAACATTACCAGCAATATTGCCCGTAACTGCACCAGTAACATCACCAGTAACATCACCAGTAACATCGCCAGCGACATCACCAGCAACATTACCCGCAACATTACCACCGACATTGCCTGAAACTGCACCAGTAATGTCACCAGTCATATCACCAGTTATATCACCCGTAATATTACCCGTAACGCCACCCCCGACAGCACCTGTAACTGCACCTGTAACAGCCCCCGCAACATCCCCTGCAACATTGCCAGAAACTGCCCCAGTAACAGCACCAGTTATATCACCGGTTATATCACCCGTAACGCCGCCACCAACAGCACCGGTAACAGCACCGGTAACAGCACCCGCAACATCTCCTGCAACATTGCCAGCGACGTTACCCGTAACTGCACCAGAGACATTGCCTCCGACATTGCCCGAAACATTGCCCGTGACAAGACCGGTAACATCCCCTGTTAAATCTCCGATTATATCGCCAGTAAAATCCCCTGTTACATCTCCTGTTACATCCCCCGTTAAATCACCAACAAAAGTGGGTGCGTCAAATCGCTTATTGGAAACCCACCTGTCGTTGGTAGAAGAATATAAAATAGATTTAGCATTTGACCCGGTGGTAATAATGCCAGACCCATCAGCGGTTGCATCTGTAGGGGTTTCTGCTTTTCCCAACTCAATTGTCTTATCTTCAACCGTAATGGTCGCCACATTGGCCGTTATGGTGTCGCCCGATACCGTTAGGTCGCCCGTTACAACAAGATCGTTTGGAATCGTAACATCATCTGGTAGCCCAAGCGTTAAGGTGTCTCCCGCACTTGTGCCGTCTGCCGCAGCGGATACACCAACCTCAATCTCGTTAGAAGTCCCAACAATGGTGGGGTTGACCCGCATATTTTCAACTTGCTGATTGCCTGTGTCGGATGTCCTTCTGCCGATCCAAAGTTTCTTGCCTTGGTTGTTAAATGCGAGTTCGCCCTCTGCCAATGTGTAGGCAGTAGGGTCTTCACTTGTCCCAAAAGCACTCGCCCTCTTGATTTGAATTAGATTAGCCATGTTGTTCTCCTGTTATGATATAAAAGTTCCTCCGTCCATTGTTTTGTTAAACATTTCCTGTGTGTTCAGCGTTCCGACAGCATCGCCCTGTATGCCTAACGCAGCCTTGATCTCCGTTGTGGTTTGCTCCTTGGTGTTGCCAACGGGAATGTTTATAGCCCTCGCAACAGACTCTACTATCTTTCTGTCTGCGTTCGCCCGGGTCTTTAAGTTCCCTATGCCGCTGATCGCCATATAGGCGCATTTTATCAGCTTTCGCCCTCTTTCGACAAATTAACGTGTACGTTTGACTGAACCGGGACAACCACATGATCCGGGCCAAACGACTGAAACTTTCTCTTGTCCCCCGCTTGGATCATCTTCTCGTTTTGCATCCTGTAAACCAGATCGGCGTTCTTACTGATCTGCTGGGCAAGGGAAGCGCCTGCCGAGGCAGCCTTGATCTGGGTGTCTGTTTCGCTGGAGTTCTCGGCCACATCCAAGACAACCTCCATGAGGCGATCCAAGCGGTCATCCGAAACCATGACCCTTCCCAAAGCAACCCTGATAGCTCCACACTGCTCAGCAGCTACCCCGACATCGCTGAGCCTTTTGATTGTGGCTGCCTTCACCTTGGTGAGCCCGAGCTCGTTGGCGGCATCGTTGATCTCTTTGTCAGAGATTTTCTCCTCCTCCACCTTGGCTTTGCCCACCTCGATGGGTGGATTATTTATTTCTGATGGGGTCTTCCCATCCGTATTCTCTGGCAATTGGCCCATATCTGTCTTCATTTTCCCTTAACCAGCAATCCACACCCAGCTTTGCCTTGAACGGCATAAAGCACAGGCAGCCCATCGGCTCCCCCGCTTCATCAATTGTCTCCGCGCTGCCACAAGTCTTTAGGTTTAGATGGAATAAGGGGCACTGGCGGCACTTCCTTAGTCTGGCCAAATAGAGTCGCCTCCTCTGGGGATTTAATTTCTCCCTCTTGAGGACTGTTGACAGCATGAATTGCGTAGTTCTGAGGAGCCGTGGGGCGCACTTTCCCCTTGGGGATGTGTGGCACAAGATAATGGCCCCTTTGGTTGCCGCCGTCACGAACTGCCGCGCACGGAATAGACGTTTTCGCCACATAATTTATAAAATACTTCAGGATTCTCCTTGCCGCTTTTCGGACAACCTTGATCCATCGCTTGGCATATTTGGCCGCGCCAAGTGTTTCTCGCTGCTTTCTCTCGTAATCATAGGAAATTAGCTCCCACTGTCTTTTCTCGTGGGCCTCGATTGACCAGCCAAAGTGGCTTCCGTTCCTGTGGAACTCGCAAAGGTCTGAGTTTAGGAGTTCCGCATCCCATCCTACATTAAACATGTAAGCGTCGGCCATCTCCTTGGGCAACTTCTTCAAGGAAGGAACCAGCTTGGGGAACTTGGCGTGAAGCACCTGCATCCAGTTGTCCCGGTAGGGCACGGCAGTGAGCTCGACGAAACCCATGTTAATGCTGCGCTGTTCCTCCAGCAGGTACGCCGGGGCTTCCTGAACGATCGCAGCCCAGACCGCTTTCATCACGTTGGGTTTGGCCCCCACCCGGGCGGCTACATAGTTTATGAAATGGCTCGCCGCCTCTTTCTCTGCGCCTTCGCCTTCCTTGTCTCGTATTGGGCTAGGTGATCCTCCACCCAGTCCCTTTCCTTCATCGCGTCCTCCTCCGTCTGGTGAACCACCTTCAGGATTGGGCCGTATTCCGATTTCACAAACCTCTGCCCCACGGGACTCGGCCCCGGGAGGCCCTTGTTCTTGCTCATTACCCACCATTCGTTTTCCTTTTTCTCTATAAAGAACTCCGTGCTATGCTCCACGCTGTGGCACAATGTATTTAATTGTTTGACACAATGCAATCGTTAAGTTATGTTGGTTCCCGACATAGGTTTCCTTGGCAGGGCCAGCAAGCGTGGTTAACACTTTAGCGACCCCCAAGACCGTAAAAAGGGCATATCCAAATAGTGAAAGCTATACGTTACATCGGTTGCACGCGACGTTTGAGGATATGAAAATGCTGTGCCAGACTCAGTTATACGAGAAAGGAAGAGCAGACCGTTGATAAATCCCAGCCCGCAACGTCAAGGAAATCAGGCATTAGCCAAGGACTAATAACGTCTTAGCCTTCTCTCGGAACAACGGGGGCAAGGATTGGGAAAGGGGCTTATTAGCAAGAAAAACAAGGGAATTAACTAAATCCCAGAAGGGGGTGCTGTAACCAAACTCGTTTCCGATAAAGGAACTGAAGAGCACCCCGCCACAAGGAGGTTCGCGCACCCCAGTCAAGGATTTCCCAGTAATTAAAACCGCATAAGTCTTCGCGCTCCCTCGAAAAAAAGGTGTATTTAGTTGTTGCACAATGTGTTGCTATGAGATAAGTTGTTCTTCAGGCAGGGGAAGTTTCTACCTGTGTCAATCTTGTAAGGGGGTTTACTTCTCCCCACTTGAGAAACCAGTGGAAATCTGCCTGAGGTGTATCCTCTCCCAAGGAAATAGGAAGGTACTTTTAAGAGAGTATGGAAGCACAGAAAGGGGACTACTCGATCTCAATACAGTCAGGACTCAGGCACAAGTGGCTGAGCTCATGGGTATCTCTCGCCAGCGCGTTCAGCAAATCGAAATTAGTGCCATTGCCAAGGTGAGGGCATCCCTTATCAAGCAAGCAGAAACCAGAATAAATATTATGAATAATACAGCAATAGCAGGAAGGTTGGTGCGTGACATCAAGGTGCTGACATCAAACAAGAGCGGCAAGCCGTTTATCGCAGGAACTGTCGTAACTGAAGAGCAAGGGGTTGGAGAGCAAGAAGGAAAAGTGTTCTCCACCTACTGGGACTACATGGGGTTCGGTGAGAGGAACGTGGCGAAAGCTGACGGCCTGAAAGACGGAACCCCCGTCTACGCAACAGGCAGAGTTCAGGCAGAAGCCTACGAGGCCAAGGACGGGAGCACCAAGGCGAAGCTCAAGGTGTTCGGAGACATCGGCGTTCTCTCCTCTGTGCCCCCGGCGCAGAACGAGGGAGGGCCGTTCTGATTTTGTGGGGGAATGGTGTCGGAGGTAATAGCTCCGAACGGCGGGTTGCAAGCTCCACCTGTCCTTGAATCCCCCCACATTTCCCAATAGCGGGTGTTTTTTCTGTGTATGTTTTGGTCACCTGCTGTTGGGAATTTTAATTCCCAATGAATCCTATTAATCCAATCATGGACGTAGATGACCTGATCACAGCCAAGCAGGCCACCATTGACAGCCTTGTAAAGGCCATTGAAAAACATAAAGAGGACTGCCCTGACCATGATATCCGCGTTATCGATCAACAGCTTTGGTCAGTGGCCGAAATCCACGAACTGTTAAGCGATGGAAAGAATACCTGAGAAAATATATCCAAAACATGAACGAACACCTTTTTGGCGCTGGTCTGACGCCGACTGGTCGGACTTCTTTAGCACCTACCCAAAAGAAAATGAACGAAGAAATAGAGAGAAACCTAGCACAACAGCTAAACCTGAAAACCGAGATGGGGAAAGAGCGGCTCAAGATAGCCCTTCAAGCAGTTAAGCTCTTCGACAGGAAACAGCACGACTACGGCTCCCGAAACATTGCATTCTCCGACTCCGGGGAACTCAACGCGATTGGCGTCACCATACGCCTAAATGATAAGATACAGCGAATGCTGAACCTCTCTAGGAAAAAGCTAGAGGGGAAAGAGGCAGAGGTGAAGGATGAATCCCTAGAGGATACCGCGCTTGATATATGCAACTACGGGGCAATATTAACAATGTTACTGACGAACCGCTGGAACTAACCAACCGGGATGACCTTGAGCATGACATCGAATGCCTAAGGAGCTCGATCGGAGCACACCTTCTGGAGAAGGGGGTCACCAGCATCGAGGTTACAAAAACCAACTTTGGGGAGGTTGCCTCCCTGCTCACCCCACAAGTCGCCTTCCTCCTTGGAAGGCTCATCGCCCTTCAGCAACTCCATGAGGAGTTGTTTGGCGGCAGGCTGCTCTTCCCTTGGATCAAAAACCCAGAGAACAACTAATGCGCCCCACAAGCATGAATGTCCTCGGCCTTCAGTATGAAATCAAATGGTCAAGCAAGGATGACGCAGGCGGGGACAAGCTCGGCTGGTGCGACTTCTCAGGGCTCACCATCTATGTGATGGAGGAACAACCCAAGACGGCCCTAGCCAACACCTTCCTCCATGAGCTTATTCACGCTATTCACTACGGGATGGGAATAAACTCAACCGATGAAGAGAACCTAACCAACAGGATCACCAACGGAATATGCGCCGTGTGGGCAGAGAACCCAGACACCTTTAAATGGTTGGCCTCAATGCTGACCCCAAGGAAAAAGCCAAATCGAAAGGCCACCAATGCAAAACGAAAACAAGTCTCCAAGCGAGCTACTAGCACCCGGAAGCCTAGCCGCCGTAGGTAGAGGCTGTCTCTGCCCAGCGCCAGATAACCGCAATGGTCGCGGTTGGCCCGGAGAAGACGGGAAGCCCATCTACTATCTCTCAGATGAATGCCCCGTCCATAAACGGGGAAGCAAGGAATCTAGCAGTGGGACTAACTAATAAACCTAATACGGCAGTTAGAAAGGCTGCCATTACGTTGTTTAGGGAATAGTTGGGCTGCAACCCCACTGCTTTACCCCGGCCCGTGAGTGCGGTGTCCGGGGTATTTTTGTCAGGACGTTTTATTTACCCCAATTGTGGAACAGCTTGCGTATCCAATACCCCCTGAGGAATGCCACAGTAGCAATTACAACCCCCATCCCGGCATTCTCGTACATCCTTATCCCGTAACCAAGGAAGTGCATCAGGGAATAAACCAGAATTAGGTTAATAAAGTAGCCCACCACCACGTTAGCAAGGCTTTCAGCAGCGTGTTTTGCTTTACTCAACGGTATTCAGGTGCTGCCTAGCATTATATCTGGGACGATGACACTCATGGCAGTTGGCTTCCTGCGGGATTTCAATCACCAGCCTCCCGGTCTTGGAATATTTCATTGCATACGAGCGGGTCGCAACGCGACACGCGACCCTCTGCGCCTGCTCCCTTGCAGATAAGTACGCCGGGAATGACATCGCTATCAATATGGCAATGATAGCCACCACCAGAACTAATTCCAATAGCGTGAAGCTGGCCTCTCTCACGAAAAACCCAGTATAGCACGCCCCCTCAGGCCGAGCTAAGGCCGTTTTTAGAATTGGGCCAGAAAACTAGAAGACCCATATATTATATACACAAGCAAAGGGGCTACTACCCCCGCGCATGGGGTGGTCGTTTCTGCCTTCGTGTCGCCGTTTCCCTGTGGGACGCTCAAAGCTCAACAATGGGCGCGATTCTCGATATTGAGGGGTATCAATGGGACAAAATCTTCCCAAGGAATAAATCGGCTGGGCAAAAAAAGTCCCAAGGGCGAGCGATAGAACACGCACAAAAGCTCTCTTTTTGATGCGTGGATTTTTACTAGGTGAAGCTGCTAATAATTAGCAGTATAACCAAAGTAAAAAAAATGAGTAAGACAAACAAAACATCGGGCGTACAAGGTGACTTGTTCGCGTTATCAACTGCCCCAATAACCCTCAATGAGGTGGACAGTAAAGGAGAGAAACCAAAAGCAACTGGGTTTTCTGAGGTGATGAACGGCAAGGGCAAGCCTTTCAAAAAGGATGAGGATCGCTTCTTCGACATCGCAACTGATGTCAGTCGCTTCAACGCCAAGGGCGAAGAGGTGGAAGGGGAAAGTTACGAGGATCGCCTGTTGGCCGCATTGGCAGCGCATCGTGGCACTGGGTCGCGTCTCGCTGAGGTTGTCCACGAGGGATTGGCCTTGGGTTATACTGAGAAGTATATCATCGGCATCGCCAAGGAGGCTGGCTACCAACCTCAAAGCGTCCGCAACTGCTTCTGCAAGGAGCGCAAAACCAAGCTCCGTGCTTCTGGTGGTGGCCGCAAGACGATTGCTCCGCAATCCATGATCGACGAGATCGCCGCAATGGCTTCCCTGCTGTTGGAAAATCACTCGGTCAATGAGGTCAATGCCGCGCTTCAATATGTCAGCCGTCAGGTGAAAGACGGCAAGGTCGAAGCCAAGAAGGCTGAATAATACTTGGAAGTACAATCAGGAGAAGGGGTCACGCTACGGCGTGGCCCCTTTCCTTTTACCCATTAGCTCTCAACTTGTTGAGGGTTAACGGGTCTTATACTTAAAGGTATAAGTCAAAAGAAAAGGAAACAAATGGAAATGCAAA